CTTCACGGCGAGGATCTCGGTTTCGCTGTTCGCGCCGAGTGTCACCACCGAAACCTCGTAGAGCTTGAGTTCCCGCAACTCCCAGACGTCATCGCCGTCACGGGTCGCCGGGCCGGACTCGATCTCGTCGTAGGCGAAGCTCATCTGATTGATGCGCCGGCCCTTGAGCATCCGGTAGACCTGCCGGGCCTTCGGGTTCTCCAGGTCGAGCTGCCCGGTGACCTTCAGTCCGACGGAGTCCTCCTCGGCCTTGACGACATGCCCGATGTTGTAGTCGGGGTCGCTCATGTTGTGACCGAACAGCAGCGGGATCGGATTGCCCGACTTCTCCCACCGCGCAAGGTCCTTCGCGAACGCGCCCGGCAGCACGACGTCGCCATAGCTGTCCTTGTTCCCGAAGACCGACGCGTAGGCGGTGAACTGGCCGTCCTCCAGTCCGTCGTCGGGCCCGGCCTTGAACGAGACCAGCTCGATCGCGTGGTTCTTGGTGAGCATCAATCCTCCTGCTCGGCATCGTCTTCCGGGTCGGGCTTGCCGCCGCCGGTTGGGGTCATCCCGGCCGCAGGTTGCTCCTCGGCCGGGATCGGGTCCTGGTCGCCGTTCTGCGTCACGTTGAGCGGCCGGATCAACTCATCGCCGCCGTCTATCGGCGGGCGGTTGTCCATCGCTCGGCCCTCGTTGATCGTCAGCCACGGCCCACCGATCGCCTGCTGCATCACCCCGGCGCGGTCCTCGAACGAGCCGGTCAGCTTCTCGCGGATGTTGAACTCCACGTAGAAGCGGTCCGGGTGTACCGGCTCGAAGTCCGGGATCAGTTGCAGCGCAATCTCGTCCTGGATCATCGACAGCCACGGGCCGAGGGTGTCCTGGTAGAGCATCTTGTGCTGCTCGGTGATGTTCGAGAATGTCGCGTTGTCCAGGATCCCGATCATCGGCGGCGGGATGAAGTACGAGCGGGCCACTTCTTCGTCAGTGAGCTTGCGGCCCTCGATGTACTGCAGTTCCTTGGCGGTCTGGGACGCCGCGGTGAACGTCATCCCGTCTTCGAGCAAGGGCGTGCCGCCGGCGTCGGCCGCTGCTGAGCCCGCGTAGCGGGTCTGCCACTCCAGCTTGAAACGCTCGCGCGCGCCGTCGGACCACTTCGGCGCATCATTCGGCCGGGTGAGATACCCCGAATGCCGGGCGCCGTTGCGCATCACCTGGTCGCGCATCTCCGAAGCGGTCCAGTCCTCGCGCAGCACCTGCCGCAGCGACTCCAGCGGAGACACCCCGGCATCCGCCGCGCCGCCGTAGCCGCGGAAGTACAACACCTCCGCGGCGGGGATGAGCTTGCGACCCTTGGCGCCCACTACCTCGAACACCTCGGGCGTCAGCCAGTTGTCACCCTTCGGCGTGACCAGCGGGGCCGGTAGGTGCAACAGCTGGTGGCCTCCATCGACCCCTTTGGCCTTCCACCAGTACGCGCAGTCGTAGATCGCGAAGTCGCACACCAGCGAGTTGAAGAACCGGTACCGCGTCGTAAACCTGTTCGGCTGGGCCAACAACCGGGCCAGCGGGTGATCGGTCAACCGTTGCCGATCCGTGTCACCCTTGCGCTCGAACAGGTGCAGGCCCAGCTGGGCGATGTTGCGGCCCAGGAATGACACCGTGCGACGCACCGACGGCTGCCTGCGCCAGATCTCGAAGTAGTCCATCACCACCCACGGCGACAGGTCGATCCGCCGCGCGACAGGGATGCTCGGCCGGGACAGGCTCTGCACCGCCCCAGCTGACTGCACGAACCCCATCTAAGGGCCGCCGACGATCTGCATGTAGTCGACGTTCGCCCGTTCCACCACGACCTCGCCGTCAGCGCTCACCGGCTCAACGCCGGCCTCATGCACCACGCAGCCCCGAAGGATCAGGTATGCCGACGTCGACGACGTCAGCACACCGGACACCGCCGACCCGGAATACAGCGAAACCAGCACCTTGCGGTTCAGGCCGGGGTGCCGTCGAAGCCCCATCAGCGAGAAGCTCTCCGCGTCATACGATCATTAGCCCTTCGTCCTCGTAGGCGCTCACACCAACGGCCTCACGCGCCGACAGTGCGCGGGCCAACGCCATGATCAGGGCGACCACACCGTCGATCTTGTCCCCGGCGTTCGCCTTGTCCGGCTTCACATTCCCCGCCGGGTCCATCACCACCGCGAGGTTGTCCACCATCCACCGCAGCAACGGATTGCCGCCGTGACGGATGACCGGATGCTTCGGGCTGCCGGTGAGCACCAGGCGCTGGAAGTCCTTCGTCGGCGCCGACATTGACGCGAAGCCCTGGCCCATCGTCACCATCGGGGCGCCCGCCGACACCAGGTTGTTCACCAGCTGCTGGGCATTCCATCGGTCGTAGGCGATTTCCTGCACCAGGAACTCGTCCCGATCTCGGCCGATCTGCGCCTCGATGAAGTCGTAGTCGGTCACGTTCCCCGGGGTTGTGGTCAACCATCCCTGCGCAACCCAGTTCGACGCCGCGCGCGCTGTCCGCTCATCGAGTGCTGCGATCGAATCCTCAGGGGACCAGCAACGCAGCAGCACATCGAACGCATCCCCCTCGGGGAACACCCAGCACAACGCCGTCAGGTCGCTCGTGCTGCCAAGGTCCAGTCCGCCGAAGCACTCCCGGCCCTTCAGCCGCGAGGCGTCCACGATGCTGGCGTTGCCGTCCCACGCGCCCAGGTCGACGTACCGGAATTGCTGCTTGGTCCGCAACCCGAGGTGCAGGCGCTGGAAACTGGCCAGCTCCGCCGGCGAATCCTTGGCCTTCGCCGCCGCCGACGCCATGAACCGCTTCGTCGGAGAGATCCCATACCCGGGGTTCGCCTTCTTCCACGTCGCCTCGACGAACGGATCATCATCAGCGCTCGCCGCGAACACCACGCCGTACGTCGTCGGATCCTTCAGCGCCCCGCGGGCCAACTTCTCGATCCTGCTGCGCTTCTCGTCGTACGGCGTGTGCCGCCTACCGGCGTCAGCAGTGGTGATGAACAGGATCAGCGGCTGTACACGCGAACCCGTGCCCGTCTCGATCGCCTCGATCAGGTCGTTGGACTTGTGCAGGTGCACCTCGTCGACGATCCCGCCGTGTAGATCACGACCATGCTGGGCGTCGCCAACATTGGCCACCGGCTCGAACACCGAACCCGACGCCTTGTGAATGATCTTCGACTGGAACGGGTCGAAGTGCTTCGCCAGGTCCGGGGATCCGCGAACGATCTGCTTCATCGGGTCGAACGCGAACCGCGCCTGATCCTTGTTCGTCGCCGCGCACACCACCTGCGCGCCCGGCTCGCCATCGGCGCCGGTCAGATAGATCCCGGTTCCCGAGGCGAGCGTGGTCTTCCCGTTCTTTCTGGGAAGCTCGATCCACGCGGTCGTGACGATCCGCGCGTAATCGCCGGTGTCCTTCGACTTGGCCACCCACCCGAACACCGGCGCCAAGTAGTACGCAACCTGCCAGCAATCCGGGTCGAACACCTGGCCGGCGAATCGACCCTTGGTGTGCCGCAGGCGACGGAACGCCGCCACAACCCGATCCACCCGATCCGGATCGAACACCGCCCCCCGCACCACCGACGGCTCCGGGGTCTTGATCAGCGGCGGGCACGTCGGCGGGTGATACCCGCGCGACTCCAAATACCAGGCGACCTCAGGGGAAAGCTTCAGCGCCTCAACGTCGGCCCTCGCCCAGCGGGCGCTACGACGCGGGCGCGCCGAACGGGTCGGCTTCCGCGCCGTCACCGCTGCCCCTCATGGGCTTGCCGAGGTTCTGCTCCGACGATGGAGTCAGCCCGAACTCGCGGCACGACGCGCGAAGCTGCTGGGCGGCTGCCTCCGCCGCCGACAGCGCCGGATTCTTGTACCTGCGCCCGTTCTCCGGGTTCGTCAACACGATCCCGTCCGCGCGAACAACCTCCAGCGCGGCAAGGTAAGTCGCCCACGTCTCGCAATGCTCGACCAGCGCCGCGAAGTCCTCCGCCTTCAGCAGCTCCAAGTCGTCAAGGCCGGGAACGATGCGATCCCACTCCTCGCGGGCCGCGGCACTCAACCAGTCCGGGGCGTCCGGGGCGCCGCGATGAAACTTCGGTGGCTCGTTGACGGGCCGGCCACCACTATCGAGGCCCGCGCCCCTGCCCTTGACCAGCTTGAGGGCGGCCGGTGCGGCCGCGGGGCCCCTACGCCCCACCGCGCCCGCCGCGCCCGCCGTGAAACTGCGAAAAACCTGAGTGCGAAAAAGAAAGCC